CTCCAGTTACTGCTCCTCCAGTTACTGCTCCTCCAGTTATTGCTCCTCCAGTTGTAGCTCCTCCAGTTACTGCTCCTCCAGTTACTGCTCCTCCAGTTGTTGCTCCTCCAGTTACTGCTCCTCCAGTTACTGCTCCTCCAGTTATTGCTCCTCCAGTTGTAGCTCCTCCAGTTACTGCTCCTCCAGTTACTGCTCCTCCAGTTGTAGCTCCTCCAGTTACTGCTCCTCCAGTTGTAGCTCCTCCAGTTGGTCCTCCAGTTACTGCTCCTCCAGTTGTGGCTCCTCCAGTTACTGCTCCTCCAGTTGTGGCTCCTCCAGTTGTGGCTCCTCCAGTTGGCAATCCAGCAGCTGTAGCTGCTCCTGGATCTGTTACTACAATTGCTCCTGAATCTGTTACTATATTTGCTCCTGGATCTGATACTACAGAAGCTGGAATTAATAAACCAGTTGTTGAGTTAATATCAAGCCCAGATGCTGGATCAATTATATTATTAGTTATTGGATTAATATTATAGCTTTTTATAGATTCATTATCATCATTTCTTTGAGGTATTAAATATCCATTTGATGGATCAATATCTAATCCTGTCACTGGATCTATGATTAATCTGGTATATTGATTTATATTATATTGTGTTGCAAGTGGTGCTGTTGAAACTCCAGCTGATAATGTCGCTGATAGCGGACTTGAAAAATCTCTATTATCACCATCTCCAAATTTTTCAATGTAGTCTGGTATTCTTGCTGGTTTCACAAAAAATATAACTAACACTACTATTACGACTAATATACAAAAAATTATTTTTTCTGTATATGTTGCCATAAATTATTTAAACTCTAAATATAATTAAAGAAAAAGACATGACAATAGAAGATGTGGATTTTCTTAAAAAAAATGGGAAAAAACAAAATTATACTTTTTTGATTGATAGTAACAATCGTGATAAACTCAATTATCCTGAACCAAATAATTATATTGTCAATTTTGACACACCATTTTTAAATGTTATTGGTTTCGAAGTTATTGAAGCATCTGTTCCTAGATCTTTATATAATATTGATGTGACAAATAATATGATTTCTTTCTTTATACATAATTCATCTATTAATATTGCAAATATTAATCCTTCAAATTACATACATGCTTATTTAGATCCTGGTGATTATACTATTCAAACTTTAATTCCTATGTTAAACTCTGTTCTATCCATGAATCTAAATGCTAATCCAAGTTTAAATAAAGCTAATATTATTGTTTCAACTTTATCAAATCCACCTGATAATACAAATCTTCTACAATTTTATTCAGCATATCCTTTTGTTATTGATATGCAAAACTCAACTATTGCTGAAACTCTCGGCTTTAGCACATATATGCAACAATCTGAATCTAATAAAATTTTTAATTCTTCAGTTTTTAATTCATTTGATACCACTATGTATTATTTCAATAATACTAGTAATCAAATCATCAAAAGATATGATACACAATTATATTCTATGTCAAATAATTATCAATTATATCATAGTGTAGATGATGCATCTATTTTATTTCCACAATCTGAAAATAACATATTTATTGGACCACGAGGTGTTGTAAGAAAATTACAATTGAATTCAACTAATTTTGTATCACAATCTTTCTCAAATTTGGCACTAGGACAATTTAATAATATCCAAATTGCTGGATCAACTACTTCTGGTCTCATTACAAATAATCAGATACAATGGATATTATATCAAGGATTACCTCCTTTCACTGGTCAATTTAGTCTTGGAAGTGGTAATATTGCATTAGACTATACTGATGGATCTTATACATCTACACAAAGTTTTACACCAATTACAATTGATGTAGGAATTTATTCTATTGTTTTTACTGGAACATCTGATGATCCAAATAATATAACAAATATATATTATAATGATAATAATTTAAGACCAAATCCTATCACATCTTATCAATTATTTACATCAACTACTCTTAATTTTAATTCATCAGCACCTGTTGATAATAATGGTATTCATTTTGAAGCATCAATTATATTATCAACTGAATTACAATATCATAGATTAATTGCACCTGGTATATTTACTTTGATTGGTGAAAAATATATGTTATTAAGATGCCCTGAAATAGAACAAAGTAGCTACAGATCTCTGGCATATTCTAAAGAATTATGTTTAGGCCTCGCTAAATTTCGTTTAGGTGTAACTGGATACAGTGAAAATAATTTAGACTACAAAGTGCCTTTTAGAGAATTTCATCCAATTGGCAAATTGTCTAAAATGACATTATCATTTGAAAAACAAGATGGAACTTTATATGATTTTAAAGGATTAAATCATACAATTGTTGTTGCAATTTATTACTATGAAGTGATACCAAATGCAGAATTTAAAGGATCTATATTAAATCCAAATTATAGCCCAGATATTCTTAATTATTTATACAAACAAGAAGAACAAGATGAAGACTCAGATGATCAAGATATTGATTATAACAAAGATCATCCTGAATCAAGTTTTGCAATAAATGAATCATTTCATTTACCAATTAATATAACAAGAAGAGATAACAATGCTCTTCTTAGACTCAATTTAACTGATGATGAAGATGATTGATTTCACTTAATCAATTTTTGATTTCACTTAATCAATTTTTGATTTCACTTAATCAATTTTTGATTTCACTTAATCAATTTTTGATTTCACTTAATTGATTTCACCCACTGTCTATATTCCTTTTTTGATGGAATAAATTCTTTCAATAAAGAACCATCTATATTCTCTTGATGAGCTATTTTCTTCAATAAAAATTCATTTTGTTTTTTTATAATTGAAAAAATAATTTCAAAGTATTTCTCATTTAAATCCATTTTATTTGATATTTTATTTAAATTAACAAAAATCAATTTTTATCTAGTAACTAAAGTGGTGCATAAGAACCACCTGAATATGGTGCAATCATCGGACCATTTGATAATTGTACTGAAGCGCCAAATCTAGTAGATTGAAATGGTATAGGATTAGCAAAACCTTCTCTTTCTACATTATGTAAAAATTTCTCTATTAAATTTTCAGTGATGACATCAGAATCTATTAAGTTTTGTATTTCCTCATCTGATAATTTACCTTTTTTAATAGCATCATATAATTTCTTATCTCTTGGATTCATACTATCAGTGTTTTCAAAATTTTCAATATAATCATCGTCATCATCTTCATCATCGTCATCTATTATTTTTTTCTTTTTAACATGATGTTTCTTCTTTCTTAATCTTCTTTTACGTGGTTTTATTACTTTATCATTTATACTTTCATCATCTATTTCAATTTCATTGTAATTATTAATTATTGTTTTTGTTGGATTTTTATCTTTAGAATTTCTAAGTTGCATATTTAATAACTCAGTGTCTGCATCATCACTACCTCTTGCTGCTCTAGTTGCAAGACTTGCATTTCCAATTGATGGATCTTGAGGTGCAGTTGTCCCAGATGTCCCAGTTGATCCATTAGAATTGTCAAAATTTTCTCTTGAAAATGTTAAATAACCTGTTGATCTTAGTGCTAAAAATACAATTAGCAATATTAGTATCATATTAAATAGATTAATTAAAAAATCACGAATAGTCATTACATTTTAATCAGAAAATTTTTAATTAACAACATTATTCTTATCTTTGATTCTTAATATTCTTTTTCTTCTTAATGTTTGTAAACTCTCATATTCCCCATAGCATTGTGTTACAAAATTCTGTAATAATATATTTCTACTATTTTTGTATTTTTGTTGATATTGTGCCAATTGATTCGCAGCACATTCTAATATTTTTGAATATTTGTAAAATTTGTTATCACCTGATAATATAATTGCAAGATACATTCTTATTATTGTATTGATTGTTGCAATTCTATAATTAGCATAAACATTATATGTCATACATGATTCTGCTCTAAATAAAACTATTAATGGGTCGTCTTTATAATTAATAATAATATGATCATAAATAAAATAATTATTCTTATAAACTTTTGTAATTGTAAATTTGTCGGAAGAATCTTTTATATTTTTTATAATTTTTGTAGCTACATTCTTAAGATTATTTGTTTGAACAAGCAAAAATATTTGAGGATTCATATTAAAAATATTTAAATTTAATATATTATTCTTTTGTTCTAATATAAATTTAACTTCATTTGGACCAAAAAGCACAAATTCGCTTTTTTCAAGATATAAATATATACGTCCAATTAATAATATCTTTTTATTATCTTCTAATGATCTATCATTTGCCAATGATTCTTTAATTTCACATGTTGTTTTTGGTGGATATTCTTTATAAAATAATATGAGTCTTTTAAATACTTTACCCCATCTATGAGCATCATTTGATTGTGCTAATAACATATGAAGACTTAGACGAAGAAATTCAACATTTACTATTTTGATTCCAAGACTTCCAGTTTTAGAATTCTTTGATAATTTCTTGAATGCTTTTTCAGTTACTTCTGTTATATCTAAAACTTGTTCGCCTTCTGCAAAAACTTTATAAGTATTTTTATGATTAGCTTCTGATAATGATACTGCTTTAAAATTGCGTTTTTTTAATTGTTCTACAATATAATTTGCTTTTTTTAAAGCATCGGTTGTAAATATATCTATATCTGGAAGAACATATTCTCCATATATTTTTAAGTTTTTTGGTAATAATTCATTTATTGCTGTTCCGCCATATAAAAGAATTTTGAGTTTTTTAATTATTTTAACTGTTTCATCAAATACATATTTATAGTCATTATACTGTATTTTTTCTAATTCTTCTTCTTTCTTTTCAACTATATCATTTATTTTTTTTTCCACTTCATCTATCGTATTTGTAAATGAAGTCATTATCCTGACTTCTATAATCAAAAAAAATATAAGTTTGATATAGAGCAAATGTTTGAAGGAACTGATTTATCAGTAGCTTTTGGAGGTTTAGGCAGTGATACTGGAGGTTATGGCAATTATGAAAGTGGTGGCGGATCTTTTGGTGGAGGTGGTGGTATGTATGATAGTCCAGCTCCATCTGGCATGATGCAAACACCATCAGGACCAAAAATGCTTCCTTCCTCCCCACCACCTGCACCAATGCCTGAATTAACTGTTCCAAAATCTGATAAAATGTATTCACAAAATGA